TAGTATGAATGCTATCGAAAAAGTAATTGAACCTGAGCTACCACCAGTTATTAAGTTAATTGATAAGAAACCTAAGACACCTAAGTTTACTAAGAAAGGTGAATACACTGCAGCCACTGCACGTATGCTAAGTGAATTTCTTAATCAAGAAGTTAAACCTAATCATACATTTAAATGGGAAGCTGGTAGAGAGTTTCAAAGAAAAGAAACTAAGAAAGCTAATATGGGTAATCTTGCACAAGTTAAAGAATACTTATACTCAATCGGATGGGAACCTGATGATTGGAAAATGGAAAGATTAGGCAGAGAGTTCATTAAGAAAACACCTAAACTTACGTCAACTTCATTAGAAAAGCTTGGTGATAAAGGTAAAATGATTGATGAATGGACTACACTTAGATCACGTAAAGGTGTTGTTGAAGGCTGGCTTAATAACTTAAAGAATAATAGATTACATGGTAAACTATGGATAGTAGGTACACCTACATTCAGATGTCGCCATGAAGTTATTGCTAATCTTCCAGCAGCTAATGCTAAACTTGGTAAATCAATTAGAGAATTACTAACAGCAGAACCTGGAAGAAAGATAGTAGGTGCTGATTCTAGTGGTAATCAATTCAGATCATTAGCACATTATGTTAAATCAGATAGTCTTACAAATCAAATACTAGATGGAGATATACATCAGTATAATGCAGACATTATTAATACTGATAGACGTACTGCAAAGACTTGGATCTATGCATTTCTATTTGGTGCTGGTGCTACTAAACTTGGTAAAGTACTTACAGGTAAAGGTAACATACAAGCTGGCAAACAATCTATAGAAAAGTATGGTGATGCTATTCCTGGTTTAAAAGCATTAAAAGATAATCTAGTATCAATGTGGAATATAACAGATAATCATAGCAGAAATGTTGAAGGTTATGTTCCTGGTCTTGATGGTCGTAAAGTTTATGTACCACAAGATTATCAAACACTTAATTATTTGTTACAAAGTTGTGAAGCTATAACTACAAAAGCTGCATTACATTATCAAATGAATAAAATTAAATCAGAAAATCTTGATGCTGAGCCTAGACTTTATTATCATGATGAAGTAGCATGGTCAGTAGCAGAAGAAGATGCTGATAGAGTATTAGAAATACTTATAGAATCATTTGCCGAAGGTCCTAAAGAAATGGGCGTAGATATTATGGCAGGTGAAGGTACAATTGGTAATAACTATGCGGAGGTACACTAATGATTGTAGATATTAATGTAACAAAAGATTTTATTAATCAACGTGATGCTCGCGCTGAAATATATAATCCAAGGGGCAGATCATTCGAACGATTAAAACTTGATATTGAATGTGAAATATTTGAGTGGTGGATGATTGATAAAGGTACTTGGCAAGACCATATTGATTGGCAAGTTGATGGCGTCGATCAAATATATGGTAATGTTGATGTTAAATTTATTAAAACCTGGTATAATATTCCATGCAATAAAATGGTTTATTTATTAAAGCAAAGAGAATTAACAGATAACTTTTTCTTTTGTGAATGGAATGATAGACCTGAAAGATTATTAGTTGCAGGTGATATGGTTAAAGTTAATACACTTGGTGTACTAGAATACTGGGAACTAATGGATATAATTAAACCTTCTAAATACAACGGGTTTTATGCAGATATTCGTAAGCATTTAGAAAGAAAGGAAGTACATGGAAACTAAACACATGTTTGTAGATACAGATTCTATATTCTTTAAGATAGCATATAAATCTAAGAATCAATCTGAACTACGCAAGAACTATAATAGCTTTTGTAATAAGATGAAGCTAGAAGTTTCTGATAAAATGGTTAATCCTTTTACTGAAGAACTGAAAGTATTATATGCAGTTAAAGGTAAAGGTAACTATCGCAAAGAACTTAGTTCTGATTATAAGTCTACGCGTCCTGAGCTTGATAAAGATGTAAGAGATAAACTAAATTACTTACATAAACATGCAGTATCTAAAGGTGCTATTCAAGCAGACGGTATGGAAGCAGATGACTTAGTTTCTATATGGGCACGTGAAGCGCTCGATAGAAAAGAAGAGTATGTAATTTGTGGTATAGATAAAGATTTACTACAGATACCAGGTCATCATTACAATTATGGTAAAGATACTTGGCAGCTTATCAATGAAGAAGAAGCATTACATAATCTATATATTCAATGTTTGACTGGTGATAACACAGATAATATTCCAGGTCTAAAAGGTATTGGTCCTAAGAAAGCAGCAAAGATTTTAGCTGGCGTACCACTATCAAGACAATGGAATAAGATTAAAGCTACGTGGAAAGAACATGGTCAGACTATAAAACAGTTAGAGCTTAGTCATAAGTTACTAAGAATGCTAACGTCATGGGAAGAATATGAAGATATTAAAGCATACATTCAAAGTAAAGCCACTGTCAGCAAATCAAATGACGTACAGGAACAAGTCGATAAAGTCGGCTAAGTATATCGAATATCAAAATGAATTAAGAGACGAACTTCAAGGGGTCGAATGGCCCTTTGAAAAATCCGATCAATTAGAATTTGATATTATTGCTGGTGTATCTAATAAAATGGCGGACCTAGATAACGTAGTTAAGCCACTATTAGATACATACCAGGGTATCTTTGAAGAATTTAATGACAATAAAGTTTATCATATAACATTAGATAAACAAATAGTAGCTAAAGGTAATGAATATTTATTTGTTAAAGTCGAACGATGGCCTGAACAAATACCTTTAGAAATAGTAAACGACGAAGAGTTGTTAGAAAGGACGGTAATTAATGTCAAGGTATAAGCAAACTGCTTGCCCAGAGTGTGACTCATCTGACGCATTTACAATATATGAAGATGGAGCATACTGTTTTTCATGTCAATATACAACTAAGAAAGTAAACATTATGAATGACTTAGAACCTGTTGCTAAACCAAATAGTAACATAACACTTGAAGAAATTAACGACTTAAATAGTTTTCCTATTAACAGTCGTAGTATATCTAAACAAGTAGTAGATCACTTTGGAATTAAAATGGCTGTAAATCCTGATGGTTCCGGTGGTTCGCACTTCTATCCTTATACTAATGAAGGTAGAGTTGCCGCATATAAAGAACGTAAGTTACCAAAAAGCTTTGTAGCACATGGTAACTTTAGTAATGTAGAATTATTCGGTCAATCAGTTGCTAGCGGTGGTAAGACACTTGTAATAACTGAAGGCGAGCTAGATGCTTGCGCAGTAGCTGAAGCATTCTTACATAAATACAAAAGAATATTTCCAGTAGTATCAATGCCTAGTGCTACAGGTTGCAAGACAGTATTAGCACAAAGAGAATGGATCAGACGATTTGAATCTGTAATATTATTCTTTGATAAAGATGAAGCTGGTCAAGCAGCAGTACAGAAAGTTGCTAAGATAATTGGTGCTGGTAAAGTTAAAGTAGCTAAGCTACTAGAGAAAGATCCATGTGAACAACTACTAAAGCATGGACCACAAAGTTTATTACAAAGCTATTGGGATGCCGAAACATGGTCACCCGCTGGTTTAGTAATGGGCGAAGCAATATGGGAACAGTTCCAGCAAAGACAAAGAACTAAGTCTAGACCTTATCCTAAATGCTTAGCAGGTTTAAATGATAAACTTAAAGGCATTAGACAAGGTGAGATTACTTTGTTTACTAGTGGTACTGGTTCAGGTAAATCAACAATCGTTAAAGAAATCGTACTTGATTTATTAAAAGATGAAGAAAACAAAATTGGTTTAATATCACTTGAAGAAAGTGTAGGTGATACAGCTGAGAAGTTTATTGAAATGACATTGAATCAAAAGCTAGATCATGATGATAACAATCTTTCTGAACTAGATTTACGTCAAGGTTTTGAATCAGTATTCGCAGATGAAAGATTAGTTTTGTTAGATCATCAAGGTTCTGTAGGTGATTCAACACTAACAGATAAGATAGAATATATGTGTCTAATGGGTTGTAAATACCTAGTACTAGATCATATAACTATAGCGGTATCAGAAGGCTCTGAAGGTTTATCTGGTAACGAAGCAATCGATAAAGTAATGAGTGACTTACTTAAGATTGTTAAGAAACATAATATATGGTTATGTTTAATCTCACACTTAAGAAAAGCTCCAGGTGGTGGTGCTTCATTCGAGGAAGGTAAGCTAGCCTCTATAGATGATATTAAAGGTAGTGGTTCTATCAAACAAATATCATTTGATATAGTAGCATTCGCTAGAAACCTAGTAGCTGATAACGCAACTGAACGTAATACAATTAAGTTTAGAGTATTGAAATCTAGATTTACAGGTCTTACTGGTTCAGCAGGTGCAGCTATATACAATACTAAAACCGGTAGACTAACATCTACTGATAATGTATTTATGGAGATCTAATGAGTAACTACACAAATGCAGTAACTAAACAAGCTAGATATGATAACTTGTATTTAAATATTGCTAAGGAAGTAAGTAACATGTCACACGATACCGACAATAAAGTTGGTGTCGTAGTTGTTAAAGATAATAATATACTTGCATTCGGATTTAATGGTATGCCTGCGGGTATGGATAATGAATGTAAAAATCCTAATGGTTCTACAAGAAAAGAAGTTATACATGCAGAAGCTAATGCATTATGTAAGTTAGCAAAGGGGACAGTAAGTTCAGAGGGTGCTACATTATATAGCACTCTCTCACCTTGCATTGAATGTGCTAAACTTATAATGCAAGCAGGTATAACAAGAGTTCTTTTCAGTGAAACATATACTGATGAAGCAGGTATATTATTACTATTAAATAATAACATAAAAGTAAAGGGCAATAAATGGAGGAACAACTTGGATATCTAAAGAAAAAGATTACTAAATCTAAAGCACATATTGCTTGTAATCTTTTAAAAGAAACTTCGTTAGAAGATTTAAAAGCGTACTTAGTATTTACTATGGACACTATCCAACAACACTTTGCTCGTAATAGTATGAGAGGAAACAAATCATACCAAGGTGAAGCTAACCTTACACACTTAAGCGTAGCGGTTGGCACTCATATCTTAACAGAAATAAAGTATTCTAATAAGGATGATGCACCTTGGGATTGGTTTAGACTTCGAGTTATGATGGGAGATTTATTCTTAGAACCTTTCTATCAAACACATCAGATTAATATAGGTAAAACCAGGGATAATACATTTATTCCAGTGGAATCTTTAGACCGTAGTTTAAAGAGAAGCCGTGCGCATTACATAGTAATACCAGAGAAGTGGGATTTACTTGTGCCAGAAGGTAGTATGGATTTATTAAAAGGAACTGTATTTGAAAAGCCAGAACCTATTAGTTCTTTAATGCAACCTACTGAACGACCTGTAATAAAAGGATGGACACATGATAGAAGTAAAGAGTTTAAACCTTATCTAGCAAACAGCTTTATTAAAAGCATGAATGTGTTACAGCAAACTGAATGGAAAGTTAATAATAAAGTTCGTAATATTTTAAATCGTAATCGAAATAAAATACTAGATCAATACAAAGACTTTCCTAAGAAATATAAATCAAAGATAATAGAATTTGATTTAACTATGGCACGATCTAAACTAATAGGTGACAAAACATTTTATCAATATGTTGAAGCAGATTATCGTGGTAGAATATATTATACTACACCATTCCTAAACTTTCAGGGTAATGATATAGCAAGAGGTCAAATGCTTTTTGCTAAAGGTAAACCTATGACTGATGCAGGATTAAGAAGATTAAAGATTCATATAGCAGTATGTTATAATGAAACTTATCATAAAGATAGTTTGCCTAACTGGTTAACAACAGATTATAAACCTTACTTAAAAGACGAAGAGTTAGATGATATATCTGTAGATAAAATGACGTTAGAAGATCGTGAAGCATGGACCGATAATAATATTGATAGACTATTAGAGATAGCTAACAAAGAAATTATAGATCCTAATGCAGAAAAACCTATTAGCTTGCTAGCTAGTGTATTAGAAATTAAAGATGCACTCGAGCAAGAAGAATATATTACTTATCTTCCAATACCAATTGATGGTTCTAATAATGGATGGCAACATCTATGTGCTATGTCTAAAGACAAAGAAGCAGGAGAATTAGTTGGGATTGTACCACAAGATATTCAAAAAGATT